AGCCGTTGGCGGCGTTCTTGCAGCAGTAGGAGCGTACTTCAGCGGAGAGATGGAAATGGGCGTGATGATTAACGTAGTAGTTACATCGTTACTCGCACTTTTCTTGCGTAAGGGAATTAAGAAAGACACAGGGAACACTTGATATGGCATACAGGAAAAAGGGTCAACGTAGTAAGCTGCTTGAATTAGCTAAACGACGTAAACTAAAAGCTGCAAAAGACAAAGAAGATAAGCTAGAACCTATGGTTATCAAACCGGCGTTGAGTAGATTGCGTACTGGTGCAGCTACAAAACGTAAGAAGGGTGGCCAGACGTTAATGGACTTAGCTAAACGGCGTAAGAAGCCAGCAGCTAAGAAGCCAACGCCTAAACGTAAGACATCTGTTAGTGCTGCTACGCCTAATCGCAAACCGCGTCGTACTGCTGCTCAACGTGCTGCTGCTAAGAAGAAGTTACTAGGCAAGCAGAAGACGACAAGGGCAATGGGTAAGAAAAAATCATTAACACGTTTTATACCGCAAATGAGCGTGAAAGGTGCTGAAAAAGTTGGTAGAGCTTTAGAGTTGGGAGGAACGGCTGCGTTGATGGCAACACCTTTCGCACCCGCCGCTGCTCAAAGGCTTGCAGCAACAACTGCTGGTGCAAGGGTTGCTGGTGCTTTGAGTAAAGCTAAAAAAGCGCGTGATGCAGCAAAAGCATCAAAAGTTACGCGAGGTATAGGGTCAACACGTGCTGCATCTGCGGCATCTCGTACAAGCGGCCTTGGTAAAGCTAAAGTATCGCTTAAAAAGAAACCAGTCAGTAAAAAAGGTGGGCCGTCTAAATTCTTAAGTAACATACTTAAGAAGGCTGCAGGTTACAGTAAACCTAAGTCTGCTTTTACAAAAACTCCTAAAAAGAAAACTCAACGACGTTATCCAAAATGAGCGTTCCAAAAACTAACGATCCTGACTGGAAGTACGTAGCTGTTGGCAATCTTGCTGTGCGGCGTGTGCTACGGAAAAAGAAAAAGTGATAAAACTTATCTATGCAATCGCTAAAGCTATACCCGCCCTTCATAAAATTCTGGACAAGTTGTTCGGAGAAGGGCGGGAGCTTAGCGCATCAAAGCGGCGCACGGCAAAAGATGCGCTGGTTGATGACGCTATCGCTGATGCTCTTGCTAGTCCTAACGAGCGGGTGCGTGGGGGTAAAGATGAATAACAGCGAGCGATTGATAGCGCATCCAGGATTTCGGAAAGCTGCTATAGCATCACCGGCATTTGTGAAAGAAGCACTTCAGACAGTAAATCGGCTGGAGTATGAGTTGGAGAGAAAGTAATGGCAACTGTAGTTTTAGTTAAGGTAACGCCTACGAAAGCAAAGACCGCGCTTGTTAAGCGTGACAAAGCTGCGGTTACTGCACTAGTAAAACGATGAGTGTAGAATACATATTAGATAGATTTGGCAAGAAGGTTGGTATGCTACCCAGCGATACCAGTCAACGTGCGTTACTGCTTGACTATCTTAATGAAGCAGCACAGGAACTTTACGAACAGTCTGATATGCCAGGATGTTTAGAAGAAGCGGAATTTTATGTGCAGGGTGATAAGACTGTTGCGTTACCAGCTAACGTATATGCTATACGTGGCATACGCGAGAAGTCTGGTAACAACGCTGAGTGGGAGACAGAAGCACTAACAGCACATTACAGAGAGAATAACTGGTCTTCTGATAGTAACAAATTTCGTGTAATAGGTTACAGTCCGTTGAAGGTATCGTTGCCTACGTCTATTACAGAAGCGGCTAACAGTACAAATAAACTTATTGTTCGTGCTTATGGTATTACAACGACAGATGACGATTACGAAGTTGTTGTCAAGACTCCGTATAGTGAAGCCCTCCTTGTAAATGTTGTTGGCCCTGCTGTAACAAGCGCAGCCTCGTCAACAAACGTTACGCTAACTCCTAGTAATGCTGTAGTTGTTACAGACATCGTCAGCTTCACACGGACAAACAAACCAACGGCAACTGTTGGTTTAGTGCAGTTAATTGATTATACTGATTCTACCGTGTACGCAGAGATACCATCTAACAGTATGGAATCACGTTATCTTATCGTAGACGTAAGTGCGTTTCCTTTTTCCTCGTCTGCTGGACAGGATGATGCACATACGCTACAAGTGTTGTATAAGAAAACGTTGCCGCGCTTGCAGAATGACGTTGATGAATTTCCTGCTGTTGGTTACGATAACATACTGGTTAGTAAATGTATGGAGTTGTTTCTTGAGGAACAAGGGAAAGTAGAGGAAGCGATACTACATGACAGAAAAGCTACGCGTTCGTTATCGCGGCGGCAAGCTGACCTAGAAAGATCTCAAGAGCAGAAGATAGTATTTAAACGGCACAATCACGATAAACTAGCATGGCTAGCTACTCACAGACATCGTTCCTAGGCGGAATGAACATGGCAGTTGATGATGCTCGTATTGGTCAAGACGAGTATCAACTGGGGTTTAATGTTCGTAACCGCTTCGGTGATCTGCGTCCTATTAAGAGGCCGTTAAAGATTACTACAGGTTTTGCTGCTGGTGTGCCGTTTCAAGGTGTATACTCAGTCGGGGATTTTATCATATTAGCGCAAGCTGGTGCAGCTAAGTTTAAGCATCGTTTGTCTGATACGTGGGTAGATTTGTGGACAGCAGCTAGTGCGTATGGTTTAGAGCCTGCTGTTGATACTGTTTACTTCCAGTCTGTACCTGCCAGTAATCGTGGGTTTGCTTATAAGTCTACTGGAACTACGTCAGGCGTTACGGTAGACACTTCTGCTACGCCACACACTAAAACGGCTGCTGGTATAGTTGTACAGGATGGTGTTAGTCAGCCCAATCTTATTGAGTTTAAGTCTACGACTGCTGGTGCTATTGTAACGGTTCGTAAGTGCCGCACGTATGCTGAACATAATACAACAATAGACGGTGTTGTTGAACGTGAGTATGTTCCTATTGGTACGCATATGATGTACTTCAACGGTAAGTTGTACGTTGTTAATGGTACGTATATATTTCATAGCGTAAGCGGTAGGCCACTTGATTTTGTTATAGCCATTAACACAGCAGGTGAAAAGATTTCTTCTGACGAAGTTGTTGGTGGAGCCGAGGCTGTTAGCTATTCAGTAAGCTACGATCCTATCACTTGCATAGGGCCGCTTAACACAGATAGTTTTTTCGTAAGCACGGGTTCTGCGTCATACGCTGTTACGCCAGATAACAACAGGTTGCTGTTTGGTGAGCCAATGTTCTCGAAGAAGTATTTGTTTAGTGCATCGGTTTTAAATCAGTTCTCGTTCATTGATATACTGGGCGATTTCGCTTTTATAGATGCTGAAGGTTTGCGGTCGTTTAATGCTGTGCAGCAGCTACGCAATGAAGGCCGTAACTCCGCGTTCTCTTTAAGTGTTGCGCGGTTGTTTGGTTCGTGTATTGTGCAAGACTCAATGTTAAGCGCAGCTATAGCATTTGATAATTATGGATTGTTTTCTATGAAGACTATTTATGGTAATGTTATAGTTGTCTTCGATACGACAACAAAGAAGTTTGTTTCTGTTGACACGTATCAAGACGGTAGTGATGCTGACGCTATAGAATCTGGTGGCATAGTAACTGGAGGTTTTGACGCCGATGGTGTTTCATATGGTTTTGGTGTTATCAAGCAGTTCACAAAAATTGATACAAATAACGCCCATGAACTTTATGCTATTACTGATACTGGTGATTTTTTACAGTTGTATCATGGCGCTAAGTATCTTCAAGCGTCAGTTACAACACGCGCTTGGTCGTCTGGTGATCCTCGCATAGAACAAAAGCCGTTACAGCTTCGCACGTTGTTTTCTAACGTGAGTGCTTGGGAGTCTAAGTCGGTTACTATTACGAGCGGATCTTATACTCCTGTTAAAGGTAGTGAACCCCCTGGAAATTACTACACAATAGGAACATATGTATGGGGTAGTGATTCAGATAGCGTAAGTGTTAGTGCTTTACCTTATGCTTTAGCGAGTGGTACGGAAATATCATTTGCTGGTACTACAACGCATAAAGGTGGAATACTTACATTGACTGCTGATGCTGCTATTGGTGCTACGGCATTGAGTGGTACAGTTGCTAGCTCTGGTGAAATATCTGTTGCAGACTCACCTGACGGTTATGTACGATTTACTGGTGCTGGTACAGCTAAAGCATCTATGTATGCTAACGGCACATTCTCGACTACGCCAGGAATTATAGCGAAGACAATGGCCGCACCTACTGCCGTTAGTTCAGAGTATGGTATAAAGTTTTCTGACTTGTATCCTCTCGTATGGAACTCTGATAACACGATGCAGAATATATTATACAATTTTCAACAAGGACGTTATGGTTGGAAAATCAACTACGTAGTTAACTGGAACAATGCTGCGTATTTATCTATCATACAAACTGACACAAAAGATATTACACCAAAGAACCCTTTATTGACACAGGCTTATGGCAGCTAGCATTACAAGTGCGGAGTTTACGGATGATACGCGACTGTTTTACAGTAGGCAATCCGCAAATACATGGAGACTCGGATTACGTTGCCCTTCGGCGGGAACAAGTTCTGAAGGCGCGGTTAGGCAATGTACACACGTCGCGGATATAACGACAATAGATGGTACTTCTGTTGATGCTGGTTCAGCAGCGGCAGATCAACTGACGATGGGTACGCTAGACTTTACTGCGGATGCTGATGTTAAAACTGCGTTCATCATCATGGCAGAGAAGATAAACTATTTAACGTACCGGCTGGAACAAGCTGGTATAATGGCAGACAGTTAAGGAGATAAGATTATGGGCTGGATTACTGATTTAGTTGGATTGTACGGCATGGGAGCCGTAGCTAATAGCTTAAATAAGAATGATGTACCATCGACAGGGCAGATGACTGCGGAATCTATGCAAGCTGTAAAGGATAACTTACCTGCTTATCTGTCGATGTTACGTACAGAAGCTCCTAAGCAAGCTGAGGCAGAAGCACAGTTACGCGATCAGTTTGCTGGTAGACGTGCTGCATCTGATTTTCAGATAGCAGATGAGTATCTACCGAAGTATGGTCAGATAGGTCGTGACGAATCATACTTTAACAAGATGTTAGGTTCGGCTGGTGATTTAGATACCATGCGTGGGCCTGGTGGTGAACTTGTTAAAGAAGTTTATTCACAAGCGCAGGACGTAGATCCTGAGTTTTACGCACAACGTGGTCAAACGCAACAAGGTCTTAGTTCTTTATTGCGTTCGATGTATGATGCTGATACTACGTCACCTACAAGAACAGATCAGTTTGGTAAACAGATAGCTAATGAGAAATACGATCCCAGCCGTCCACAAGGTTACTTCACAGGAAGACTGAGTGGTGGTGAGCGTGAAGAGATCGAGCGTGCATTAGGTCGCCAAGGCGTACGTACTGGTTCTGGAACTGGCCCACGTGCTATGAGTGATGTTGTTGGTAACGCCATGACGTTTGGCCAAGGTATGCAGAATAGACGTAATGCGTTTGGTCAGGCATTACAACAAGCTACGTCATTCCTTCCCGCGTCACGTAGCGGATTTGATCCCTTGCAAGTAGCGTTAGGTCGTCCTACGTCTAACAGTTACGGTGCGCAATTTAGCCAGCCGAATGTCAACAGTCAGAATGTTATGAATCAGGGTTCTAATATGTTCAATATGGCCGGTAACATGGCCCAGACTTCGGCTGGCTTACAAGCTAGACAACCTAGTACGCTACAGAGTATGAATCAAATGTATCAAACATTTCCTGGATTACAAAACTTAGGATGGTAATATGGCAGATCAAAGAAAACGCACAGGGTTGACGAGCGAGTACGAAGAATGGCTTCGTCAGCAGTTAGCTAGACTCTCAGCAGAGCCAAGTGATCAAAACGTACCAAGGTTATCTTCACCACCACTTACAAAGTATGCGGACATAGAAGATCCACGTGCAGGGCGGCGAGGATTAGGAAAGCCCATTGGTGGTTTTCTTGATGCACTCGTACGACCTGGTCGTGTAGAACAAATGGATGCAGACCAGCGTGCGTTACGTGATAGGCGTATGCAATATGCTGAACAACGTCCTGCGATACAAGCACAAGCTAATGCGTTGATGACTGATAATCAACTAGAAGAGTTGAAATTGCTTGCGTCAAAGGGTGATCCTGACGCAAGCAACTTACTTGGTAAGTATATGCAACTGCTTGATCCGCGCTCTGGGGGTGGTGTAACACCGTGGGGTCAGTTTGCTGCTGATGGTAGCATATCAGATGGCCCTAGAGGATCTGCTAAACCAAAAGGTGACGAGGGTGCTGAAGCGGTTGAGCGTGGCCCTATGTTATCTGGGCAGTTAACGTTATCAGAAGCACGCGAAAAAGCTACCTCTGGTATAGCTGAACGTAAGCGTAAACTGGAAATGCTTGACGCTGAAGAAGTCAACATAAACACAGAAGGTGCTACTAGATCAGTACCTACATATGCTACAGGTGGTGGTATGGGTGGTGCGCCTTATCAGACGGGTACAAAAGCTATGCCTATAAATATGCTATGGAGAGCGCGTAGGACTAAAGAAATACCAGCAGAAAGGGCTGCTATGCAACAAGAGATACAGCAGTTAGAGCAAGTCTTAACTGAAATCAGCGGCCCATTAACTTCTCCAGTTTCCCCAGAAATAGGTAGCCCAAACTATAGCACAGCAGACCGATGACCGAAGAAGAACGCCGTCAACGTTTGATAGCGATGGGGTTAGACCCAGAGAAGTACACTTATCAAACGGCAGAAGAGAAAGCCTACGAGGAGACAACCGCCGCTGGCGCTGTTGGTACTGGCTTCATGTCTGGTATTGGTGGTACGTTAGGTGGTGCGGTAGGTGCGGTTACGCCGTTAGCGTTAATGAGTGGGCCACTCGGCTGGGGTGCGCTAGGTTTAAGTGCGCTAGGTGGTTTAGCTGGTGGCTACCTCGGCGGCAAAGGTCAGGAAGTTGCTGAAGGTGCGATGTTCGATGACGCGGAACAGCAAGCGTTAGCACTACAACGTCAGGCAGCGTACGAGAAGTATCCGTGGCTCACGTTCGCAGGACAAGCTGCACCGTCAATGGCATTCTTTAGGCCATCACCTACCGTACTCAAGAATGTTTTTGGTGCAGTTAAGAACGCACCACTCGGCACACAGACGGCACTTCAACGATACGCGCTGAGTAACGTAGCTATAGGGGGTGGCTTAGAAGCTGGCGTTGACCTTGGCGTACAAGCCATGGGCGATGAGGATATTAACTGGGGTAGGGTAGCTGGTGCAGGTGCGTTAGGTGGATTACTTACAGAACCTACGAGAGCATTTGGTAAGGTAGGTACTACGATAAGTCGCGGTGGGCTTGACTCGCAAGCATGGCTTGAGTCGAAAGGTATGACACGGCCTCTTACAGAAGTTGAGGCTGCCGAGGTTGCTTCAGCGAAGGGCA